CCATCGTAGTCATTTTGATTAGTACCGATTACTTTATCCGGTGTCACTACTTGAGTTCGGACTTTTTGGCCATTGGGAGTTGGTGTTCCTGTCAACTTATATGTTCCTACGGGTATGGTCAATGTACTAGAGTTAACATAATTTAAGTTAAAAAAAGTCCACTCACTAGCTGTACCATTAACTGTATAAGTGCCATCCCCATTATTAGTGAGTGTAACACCATTTTTTGTCTGTGTCTGTGCGGTTGGATTTATTAGATTGGTACGAGTATAGTTCAACCTATAGTCGCGATCTCTAAATATTTTAAACAGATTATTAAAGTTATTAACCCCAGTACCGCCAGATGTTTCTGGTAACGGAGTTGCCAATTTGAGAGACTTTGCTGTAAGGGCTCCGTCAACGTTTAAAGTTGAATTCATGGTTACAGATCCTTTAAGAATCGTAGACCCAGTTACTGTTAATTTACCACCGATTGATGCATTCGACTTTACTGTCAACGATGTTATAGTAGTATCACCAGATATAAGATTCTGAATCTCAGCATCAATTGCTTCTAGATGCTCAGTTACTGTCTGCATAATATCCGCTCTAAACGCTGTAATAAAGTCAGTGCTTATCTCGTTAGCCGTAATACTGTTAGCTACGATCTTATCAGCGGTAACCGTTCTATCAGTTAAAATAGATGCGTCAATAGTAGTAGCTACTGGTTTTCCACTTGAGTCAAATTTAACAAGTCTTGGTTTTCCATCAGATCCGTTGATATATAATCTATCAACACTCAAACTACCAGCTGTAATATAATTAGCATTTAATGTAACAGAGTCCAATGCTCCAGTTATATGCCCTTGACTAATTGTTGCATTTTTGACCAACGCTATATTAGCTAATAAAGTAGCGATAGATGCTTTTGTAGCTTCTACTATTTTTAAATTTGCCATGTCAGCTTGTAAATAGCCGGCTTTTATTGTCGCCGCATCCATATAATTAGCCTTTATCGTCTCTGCATCGATATAATCAGCCTCTAACGTCTCTGTATCAACATAGTTAGCTGCTATTGTCTTAGCGTCAATATAATTAGCCTCTAGTGTCTCTGTATCAACATAGTTAGCTGCTATCGTCTTAGCATCAATATAATCAGACTTTAACGTCTTTGTATCGACATAATTAGCTTTTATTGTATTAGCATCAATATAATTAGCCTCTAATGTCTTTATATTAACATAATTAGCTTTTAATGTCTCTGTATCAACATAGTTAGCTTTTAATGTCTCAGCATCAATATAATTAGCATGTAATGTCTTGGTATCGACATAGTTAGCTTTTATCGTCTCTGCATCAATATAATTAGCCTCTAGAGTCTCTGCATCAACGTAACCGATTTCAGCCTGCATAGCTTTAATCTTATCTGCTGTTACTATTTGTGTCTGCAGCGAGCCAACGAATGCTTCATCTGCTGTTAAAATAGACGCACCTACTTGATCAGACATTAACCTTTTTACAAAAGCTGAATCAGCTGTAAGCTCTGTAAAGTCACCCTCAGTAGCTATAAGTTTTCCTATAGCTGCTTCCTGCGCTAAAACAGTCATAGTCTCGATGTACTTAGTAGTCATTCCCTCAGATGGATGAGTTAAATTACCTGTAACTATCAAAGAATGATCTTTTATAATACAAGTAACTCTATCACCATTTTCAGCACCCATTGTTAAATAATTCAATGGTGTCTCAACAGGCGATCCATCTAATATAACACTAGTTTTACCATTAGAAACCTTAACTGTTCCATAATATAATTCATAACCATTACTATTGTCTTTTTCGCCATTAGGCAAAGTCTTAACAAACGCATTGATTATTTCATCCGATAGTTGCATAGAGATCACCTCCATGTAAAATATAATTGTTATTATCAGCTATCTCTTTAAACTTTTCATAATACCCATTCTTAAAGAACGCGCATTTCGTCTCATCTAGATAATATGGGAATTTATCTCCTTTATCGTGTCTCCAGTTCCAACATATAATAGGACATCCACCAAGACACCATTCCCAATATTTACAATTCTTGCATTCTTCTAGATGATCTTTTCTACTTTCAACTGTAGAATATATAACTTTTGAGAATTCACTATTTACTAGCAATTCACTAAGTGGTGTCTCTTTAACATTTCCAAGATCAATACCTTCATATTTGAGAATACCACTTACCTGCTGACAAGGTGTCATACCACCATTTCCCATAACGCATATTCTCTCAACAGTCAGTGGACACAAAGGCTGATCTTTATCAGTATCTCGATTACAATGACAGCCTCTAATATTACTAAGTCCAAGTGTTCTATCGCCGGGAATTATAGCTGCTAAGTTCCAGAAATCCAGATCCATTTGGATGTTTTCTTTCATATACCAGTCACAATATTCCAGTCCAATCTTAATCCACTCTTCATGATCTATTTCTGTTCCCGGAGCAAAACTGTGCCATTTTGGTGCTGGCATTGTTCTAGCAATTCGGAACTCGTCAACACCCATTTCTTCTAAAATCTTAGTAGTTTCTCTAAGTTCATCCAGATTAAATTTACTAAGGTTATATGTAACTTTAACCTTAAAACCTTTTTTCAACAGTTTTCTGATGTTATCAAGTACAATATTCTCAGAGTGTGTCTGACGAATCATGTCATGCTTACCATTTATTCCGTCAAATGAAATACAGAATCTAGGTAAGTAGTACATATTTTTAAGCCAATCTATAAATTCGTCAGTTATCAGACTGCCGTTTGTCATTATCTCGGAAACAGTCATTCCTCTAGAGTAAACAGCCTGGATCATTTCTCTAAAGTTCTTATGAACCATAGGTTCTCCACCAGTAAAAGCAAAACTATTGAATCCACAGTCTAAAGCCTGACCAACTAAGTCGTCAAATTCATCAAGTGTAAATGAATCTGTTAATGGCGCTGCATCTGCAGTAGTAAAACAGTACATACAATTGTAATTACATCTCTGAGTTATAGATACTTCCATTTCGGAAACATATCTATTATTTGTTTTTATGTTTTGCCATTTATACTGTAAGACGGGCAAGATATCATCATATGCTGTGATAACATTGTCGAATTCGAACTTATGCAGGATTCTTTCCTGATCTTCAGTTATCAGATGTCTGCCGTCGCAAACAGTACTTAATAGCTCATATTCTTCTTCAGTAAGGCCTCTTGGTCTTGTTCTTCCAGCATGCTTTCTAATATAACAATATCCAATATCTGTAAAATATCTTAATCCAACATCAGGACTTAATACATAAAACATTAGTTATCCCTTTCTTAATATCTTTACCCTATTTTGAAGTAAATGGATTCCAGAGTTCAGTTGTGAAGACTGCGGTCTCACTTACCTGTGCACCAGAATCACAAGTCAATGTTTGTGATGTTACTTTGGCTTTTACATTCAACAAGCCAAGTCTATTGTAGTTCAACAACACCGCATCACCAACTCTAACTGGACAATAGCCGTGAGTATAACTTAAAGAACATTCCAAAGACGATTTCTTTCTAAGTAACTTCTCGGCATAATCATCCAGATACTCTTGAGTAGGTATACCGATTATGTTCGGTGATGTTTCTCTGTATACTATTTCTCTGCCTCTAGCTTGAACAGATAGCGGGTTCGAAGGGTCATCATTTTTAACGACCGAACGCATAACAGAATTGGCATTTCCAGATCTCGAATACACAACTTCTACCACATTTGGTATTCCATATAGATCTCTAGAAATAGTTATTTGCGGTTGCAAGATTGAACTATTATCATCGTTATATATCCATTTAGGTTGTAATGATCTTACGTCCTGAACAGGAGCGAACATTACCCTAAAGTTTTCGTCAAATTCAAATTTATAGTTAGCGGCTTTTAACGCAGCTGTTATAAAACTAAGCCACGTCTCATCACCGCCTGCTATAAAATCATCTTGAAATTTATCACTCTTAAATGATGGTTTTAAAACCGGACTACGCATATTTTCTTCGCATAGTGTCGCTAAGAGCGGTAATATTTCTTGATTCTTTGGAGCCGTATATCCAATAGGAGTATACTTCTCTTTTAATTCAAGTAGTGGGGAATATGATTCTATAGATACACTTTTCACCTTACCATCAAATGAAACATTCGGTGATGTGGCTAGAAATGTACCTAATGGAATTCTCATTTTTACCCCATTTTGAATGACAACCATATATACTCTTACATACACTTCTCCGATCTCTTCGGTTAGTGTAAATGATGCAGTTGCCAGAGTTTCTACAGAGTCGTCGTATCTTATAGAGCATGCAGTGACTGTGTCAATTCGCATCTTATCGCCCCATGTGACAGGATCTACTATATAGAATTCGTAAGTATGCGTCATTGACGCCAGCCAATCCACGCTCATAATTTTACGGTCCTCCTTCAACTCTTGTAATGTTAATTGTTACTGGGATGGTTGTTTCGTTATAAGATTTACTAAATGAAACCTCAACTGAAGCGTTATAACCCATTCCAGATGGTTCTCTAACATAGACGTTATCAGTCCATATTGCAAGTTCTCTTAATTTTTGTAAAGTCTCTTCGTCTTTCTTACTTATAGAACAACCCCATGTTGATTTCTCTCCAAGTTGTGTTCCATAATAACTAACAGGTCTCTTACGTCCAATGTACTGTACGAATGATACATCTTTTGTATTCGATTCCTGTATGTTAATATTATATGGTAATTTAAGTGTTATTCCAGAGAATATCGGCTGCGCTATTGAGTCTTGAGTAAGGTTTTCCATACCTTCAGCATCAATAGTTTGAACCTTTCCATTCCACTGGATTATTATAGATGATTCATCTATAGGATAAGGAGCCATATCTCCAAAATCCACATCACCTGTTTCTGTGTCAACAGCAACTATTCTATACTTAGCTCTGCTTAGCGATGGATGCATATCTGTAACCACAGTAGAAGCATTATTCTCAACACCATCTTGTATGAGCGTAAATTCGCCATTGTATTCCATACGATATACAGACAGTACACGGTTTTCAGCTAATTGATCACCGGCAGCATTTGTAGCATATGGTATGAGTCTAACTGAATAAGTAGATGGATCATATGACATTCTACTTTGCGGTACGACTTCTGAAGATGGTATGTTTGTTGTAAACGTCATGCTACTAGAAGCAACAAGACCAACATTCATAGACACTTCAATGTTAGCTGTATAAGATGCGTTATTACCCAATCGCAAATCAGCAGGATATAATGGAACTCTCAACAAATAGCCAGGATCAGCAACTGTTATATGGTTGATATTTTCATATCTATTGTAAACTGTTGTTCCCTTAGATATTATTTGATCAGCGCCATCATTACCAACTATTGTATAGTCTTCATTAGCTGTTATTGTCAGCGAATAGCCTATAGGCTGTTGAGTTCGTGGTGTTATCTCTGCGGCAAAATTCAACGGATACGACTGAACTACATCTCCATTTTCCAAATATAATCTAGAAGTAGGCTGAGCATATATATTTATAGTACGCTCTATAGACCAATCTGAGTATCCATCGTTTCCAGTTCCGCCAGTAACCAAAACACCTCTGGTTCTAACTTTCCATTTAACTGTAGCACCTTCCTGATATGTTCCGGCTGGTATAATATAATTGTATACCTTGTCTTCTTTTCTTTCCGGCGTTTGTACAGTAACTATGTTTGTTTGGCCATTTACAGTCATGGATACCTGAGCCATGGATTGCGTTGATGCATCTTCTGAATTATGAGTCCAATATAATGCTAAATCTTCTCCTGCATGTGCAGTAGTTGTCAGCGACCATGTTGTTGGCTCAGACGGTATCTTTCCT